ATGTGCCGTAAAGCGTAATGTCTGCCACTTGTTTTGCCTGTGTCGCTCCCATGACAATCGGCAAGTTAATGGTCACCTGATCCACTGCACGCACCACCTGCCGTTGGGAGGTTTGCGTTACCGGGTCATAATTGAATGGCCGGTCGATATAGGTGACGTTCACGCGCTGGGGCAATTCAAGCTCCTGCGCGTAATGGATCTCCAGCACATCCTGCACGCCGCTCTTGGCGCTGGGGATGAGGTCATCTTCCGGGATGGATTTTACCGATGCATTGCCACGCGGCACGCATTTCAAAATCCCGTCGCTTTCCACCACATCGAAGAAAAACCCACTGGCCAGCTGCTCCAGCGCATTACGCACCGTGATCGGCTGTTGCAGGATAAACCCTTCCAGCGAGGCGGTCAGGCGGGTGACGTCATAATCCGAAGGCGTGAGGCCTGCGGCTTGCAGCAACTCCGCCACCACCGCGCCCAGCGTGGAAGCGCCCAGCTTGCCGTTCACCCAATGGCCGGTTGCCCAAAGGATGGAATCCTGCCACACGCCTTCCAGATCAGGCCAGAAGGAAAACGGGCGTGCGTCCCATGTCCAGATAAAGCGCCGTGCCACGAGGCCAGCATTGCCCGAAGTAGTTTCCCGCGCTTCCAGATAATCCAGCGTCGCATCCAGCGCCACGCGCTGCGCCTGAAAGTCGGTGCGGCCTTTGCTACCACGCGGGAAGAAGCTCTCGCTGGAGGTCGGATCATAAAACACGTTGGGCTGGTTGGTGCAGCCATCCACCGAAGGAAAGCCAAACTCGGTGAACCAGACCGGCTTCATTTTGGCAGTCCACGCGGTTGCCACCGCATTCGGGTTTACATGTGTGTTTTTCCACCAGTGTTCGAGGTTTTTCCATGCGTAGGTTGGATCACCGCCATAGCTGGTTAGGCCGGTACGAGCCACGGAATCGGCATAGTAATAATCCCAGCCTTCGCCGCTTTCCCAGTATTCGGTAATCAGCTCCGGCGTGATCTGGATTTGCGGCAAGTCCGGCGTCAGCGGGAAATAGCTATCAATCCCCACAAAGTCGATGTTGCTGGAAGCCCAAAGCGGATCGAGGTTAAACCAGCCACCCGTGCTGTGGTACTCGCTCCAGTCAGCGGCATAGGTTATCAGTGTTCCGGGCATAGCGGCTTTTACGCTGGCGGCTAAACTCACCAGTTGCGACACCGCCGGATAGCTTCCGGGCGAATCGGTAAAGCCGGTCATGCCGATCAGCTCCGAGCCGATGACAAACGCATCCACATTACCACTGAGTAAATTGGCATAGTGCATGATGAAGGCATTATAGCCGTTGGTTTTAGTAAACCAGCTGGCTGCATCCGTGGCATTGGCAGGCTCGATGCGCCCGCGCCACGGTTTCGGCACCGGTGTAATCGTATCCACGAATGGCATGGGGTAGAGCATGACATTCAGGCCACGGGATTTCAGTTCCGCGCAGAGCTGCACCACCGTGTGATCCGAAGGCGTGCCGCCATAGGTGGGTTTGTCATCATCGAAAAACAGCACGGTTTGCGCGGTGGCACGGGTGTAACCGGCCACGCTCCAATCCTGCGGCAATACCTGCGTGGTGCCTTGAAATTCCACCTTGGGGATGATTTCACAATCCCCGGCATCGGTGTTCGTTGCGAACCATGTCACCACCACCGCCACCCATTCCAGATTCGGCAGCACCTTCAGCAGCTGGTCAATCGCCACCTGCACATCGGCTTTACCTTCGTAATTGTGCATGTTGACGCTTTTCTTATCGCTGGAAGGCGTGAAGGCTCCGCCGAAATAGGCGTAATACCCATCCTGCTTGGTAGTGACCTGCGTGCCATAGACGAATTCCCCCGCGCCGGGGATCATCACGATGTCTTTGACCTTATCTTCCACGCTGGGCTGGAATTTGACCGTATGGCGCACCTCGAACGTAAAATTGGGGATACGGTTACCGTAAGGAGCGAGTGGAAAATCTTCCACCACCACATAGGCCATGCCGCGATGCGCCGGAATCGTGCCAGCTGGCAGGTATTTGGCCATGATGTCATCGACACCCTGTTCCTCGTCACCGAAATGGACGTTATACTTGCCCTGCGCGGCGGAGAGTTCCGCTTCCGTCAGCACTTTGCTATCCGCCCAGACGCGAATCACCTCGTCAATCTCGCCCTCGCAAATGGCAATCGCCAGCGTGACGAAATACTCATAGGAAATGGTGGTCTGGCTGGTAGTGGTTTTACCGCCGCCACCGCCTTTGCCGCCGCCGCTGGAAGTTTGCGTGGTGGTTTTCTCGCTGCGGACTTCCTTAATGTCCGTTGCCCAGATTACATTCCCGGCCAGCCGCATGGTGCCATACACCTTGGGAATCATGTTGCCGTAGGTAGAAATCTGCGCCCGTAAATCCGCAAGGCGCGGTCCTTCCTGTGTGGGAAGCTGCACGCGCTGGCTTTTCGGGAAAAACATCCCGGCAGCCATGCCGCCCAGATTCGCGCCAAGGATCGCCCCGGAGGGACCACCCAGCACAAACCCGGCAACGCCGCCAACGACAGGAAGGACAATATCAGCCATGAGATTCTACTTCAGGGAGTTAAGTTGTTTCGTTTTGAATCGGTAAACGTGGGTGAGCATTCGCAGCCACGCATCGGAAAGTGGCTGCTCTACCACGCGCCCAGCGCTGGAATTGCAGTGAATCAGGCCAGCGCCGCCTGTGGGATATTCCGTCAGCAAACCCACATGCTGCGGGTCGCGGAAGGTGCGGAATAGCAGAACATCACCTTGCGTCATTTTTTCTTCCGGCACTTCGCGCAAATGCTTCTGGATAGCGCCCACCAGCCGCCCGCGCTCCGGGTACATCGAGTAATTGAACTCATCATGTCGGGAGAGCGGCACACCAGCGCCGTCCTGTAATCCCAACTCGTCAATCACGCCGATAATCAGGCCGATGCAATCCACCCCGCCAGCGCCCGCTTTGGATTTCTTTAAGCGCCCTTGGTGGTGATACTTCGTGCCGAGCCAGCTTCGAGCCTGCGCTACGATTTGTTGTTTGGTGACTTTAGCCATTGCGGTTGCCTTTGTTCATGGTTCCTGCCGTGGTGAGCAGCGCGTCCACGCCGGGGACATACGGCTCGCCACGGAAATTAAGGATGTTGCTGAATTTGCCCTGACAGGTTTCGTGGGTCTTGTCGCACCCGGCGATGATCTTGAATTCATCGCCTACCTGTATGGATTTACCCATCGGCAGCGCCAGCACCACTTGGGTGGAGGCGAATTCCTTCACCTCCATCCGCCGCCCGTCATTATTGCCGGATGTCCATTCCACTTCGCCACCGGTGAACCAGCCCGCAGCTTGGTTAAGCGCAGAAGCCTTGAAGGTCTGGTTATTCACCACTTCGGTGATCGTGGTGGTGACGGTGACGCCAGCTAGATTCACCTTGCAACGGCTATCACCCAGCACGGCGCGGCAGGATGGTGAATACACCTCGCCAATCGTCTGGCTGAAATGCTGCGTCAGGCCGCGCACCTCCGCATGGAATAGCTGCGCGTTCAGCGTCACTTCACCCAGCCGCCCGCGCTTCACCACCAGCTTGCCCTGCGATAAATCCTCATAATTGACCATGAAGATTTCAATTTCGGCGTAGTCGTAAAGGCCAGCCAGCAAATCGGATTCCGTGATTTTGGAAGGAAACGTCTGGCCTTCCAGATCAAGATTATCCACGCTCATATTGGATTTGCTCTCCACCGTGGTGGGTGTGAACCCTGCGATGGAGTCATATTCCAGTGCATCAATCACCAGCGCCCGGTCGTGATCGGTAAAGCCAAGCTCGGTAGTGTCCTGCCGCGTAAGCCGCCAGCAGGTGGCGAGCGTGGTCAGGCCGCTACCGAAATGCGCTTCCAGTTGTGGAGAAATTATTCTCATGGAATTCCTTGTAAAAATTGGTGATTTTGCTATTTCTATTCAGAAGTTTATTTACATTAGGCGCAGCATGGATTTTACTAATCAGTTAATTTTTTTCAGTGGGTTACTGCTGTGTCTCAGCATTCTGGCGGGTATCGTTTCTAACCGCACGGGTGCGCCGTTGATTCTTGCCTTTTTAGGCGTCGGCATTCTGTTCGGTCAGGATGGTCTCGGCGGAATCG